ACAGTCTCTAGAAGACCCTTAGGACCCTTCATAAGCGAAACCTCTACTGAGAGACTACCACTGCTCTTGCGGACTGAGAACTTGTATTTAGGGAAAGCTACCTTAAGCTCTTCGCGGATTGCTTTAACTTCTTTTGTACTAATATAAGCCATGATCTAAACTCCTGTTTCTTCACTTTATATACACATTATGCACTCTTTTGGCACAAATGTCAAGAAAAGATTGCACCCCTAAGTGCTTGATTAATAAGACAATTCAAAATCTTTTCCTAAATATCCCGTACCACCCTGTCGAACATCATAGCAAACATCAAAAACCTGGCTATCTGTCAGGCCCTCGTCAACCAGAGACAGGCACAACCCTTCCCAATCAGGAAAGTCCTCGTAAATAAACTCTGCAACCAAACGCTCAACCTTAGTCATATGCTTCTTCCTCTAGAGTATCACAAAATGCATCAAGACCAGTGAGGAAGCTGTTAATCTCCTCAATGCGAGTCTCTGCCATTAAAGCCTTACCACCTACAACCGTCAGCATGTACTCATACAAACCTGGGTTAATCTGAACCAGCTCTTTTTTACTTTTAAAATTGTACGCCACACTCGCCTCCTATCACACGATGCTTAATCACACGCTTGTCACCCATAATATCTTGGGCGGCAATAATAGTTTTAACAAACTCGGTTGCATCATCCATAACCTGCTCTAGGCTGTGGGCATAAATGACCTTAGCACCTTGGCTATTGTCATCATAATGTAATTCAATTTCGGCTTGGAACATCTTGATTTCATGTTCACCTGTATAAGCTCCACACATAATATATCTCTCTTTTCTCTAACTATACCTTATTATACCGCCTTTTAAAACAAATGTCAAGCACTTATTTAACCTCAACAAATGTTCTACGGGACTTGCTAAACTGCTTGGAAGGCTTACCAAACATCAATAACTCTGTAGTACCTGCCTTGATGTATCCAACACACTGTCCGTTCTCGAAAGCATAAGTGTGGTTTGGAGTCTTACCATCCCACTTAGTGGTCTCCTTGAGAAACTTCATTACGCTACCTCCTCCGTTTGGACATAACGAATTTCACGCTTGCCATCAGGATCCTGCAACCAAGTACGGAAACCAATAACACGATTGGATATATCGTAGGACTTCTGATCTTTAAGACAAGCAAGAACACCGTCCTCGTACCAAGCATAAATGGCAGTGTCCCACTCCTCAACCACAGTAGCAGGGTCGAAGTCGATGTCATCGACCAACGACTCGCCAAGGATAAACTCCTCAGAGTAATCAGAGCGGTGTGCAATGCAACGACCCACAGCGGCATAGAAGCCAGCGTCCTGAGCCTGTTCGAGAGTACACTCGATAACATAGGTGTCACCACCTTTGTTCTTCCAGTACTGAGGGCATAGACCCTTGCCGTCCCAATCATGGGCACCGTAGTTTTCGCGGAACTGGGTGTGGATAACTAGCTTCATAACTCTCTCCGTTTCTTCACTTTACATATACATTATGGACTCTTTTGGGTCCAATGTCAAGCACTTTGGTAAATCTTATTACCAATCAAATCAAGCACTTACAAATTATTTTACAAAGATAGGAGATTTTTTATGTCAGAATAGGTGTATTTGTGGTCAAATGAGAACTGGAGGGCAACTCTTTGGTCAATATTGGGGTTATCTTCAACCCCATGCCTAACTGTAGTATCCATTAAAATAGGTGCGCCAATAGGAGCGGTGACTGAACCGGAGTCAGGGTAGAATGTTGTGGGTTTATATTCCTTAAAGGAGTTTTCATAGGGATACAGTGGTACGATTAAAACTGCCTTCCTTATATTGTTGTTATATTGCTGGTCAATGTGAGATTTCACTCCCGTGGGAGAAGTCACTGCGAAATAGATGGCTTCACATAATTGTGCTATCTGATTTGGATGAGGTAGATGCCTTGCATCATGCACTAAACAATTTACAAAATGCATATCACCTGTTCTCGGTGTAGTGGTAAAGGACTCGTAATACTCCCGTTGCATCTCAGGTGTAATGAGATGTGGTACTGGAATAAAACACTGTTCTTTTTTCATATAAATACCTAGTTAATGCTATTTATTTATGGAGTATATTATGGCAAAAGGTAAAAGATCCTCAGGGAATCATTACACATCTAAAGGTGAGAGACGCAATGTAGCAAAGGCTACAACAAAACTAGTGCGCCGCACCAAACCCGTTCTCGAGACTGCATACGACAAACACCTTGCCGCATTGGCAGGTAAAAACACACGACCTTTCCTAGACGGTATTGCTGAATATCGTAAGAAGTTTATTGATGGCAAGAGCAAGTAGATTCTTCCTATTTAAAACGCCTAAGGAGTTCTGGATTGTAGATGAAAATACAATCCAGGATGTCCCTAAGCCACGGGAGATGTTAATTAAAAACTCTAATGTGGAATCAGTGCGTAATTACTGCATCACACAAAACAAACAGAACATACCTATTGTGGATCGTTGCCGTGACCGCACAACTTGGCACACACCTGAAGGGCGTGAAAGAATACGCCAAGCCAAGTTAGGTGAAAATCATCCTGCTGTAAAAAATGGTCGCTCCGAGGAGTTCCGTGAAAAAGTATCTAAAACTATGAAAGGTACTAGGCAGGGTGAATTCAATCCTATGTATGGGCGTAAACATTCTCCCGATGCCATAGCTAAAATTCGTGCCGCTGCCTATGAAAGACCTAAGCGCCGCTGGTGCGTTGAGCCCTCTGGTAAGCGGCATCTTGTCGCTTTAGATCATGAGTTGGCTGAGGGTTGGCAATGGGGTAGGACTTACGATCCCTATCGTCCCAGCGAGGCATTACCCAAAGATTAATTGGCGGCAGTCTAAATTTTGCCCACACTTAAAACATTTCTCTAAGTGTTTCTAATTTATCAGATGCCTCTGCAAGTTTTGCAAGCTCTAAATCAATTGTATCTACAATATCAGGATGTTCTGCAACACCTACTGTATTTTGTAAATAGTTTTCGATGTTGACTTTATGTCGTTTGATCTGCGCCTCGTATTGTGAGACTAATGCATCTATAATTTGCTTTCTCATGTCTTCCCTTACGCCTTTGCTTTGGCAACTTTCTTTGTAGTTTTCTTCCTAGGCTTTTTAGCTTTCACTGGTACATTATATTCAGTAATACCTATAGGTGCGAGTAATGCCTCTAACTGTGGGTACATCTCTAACAACTTACCATCCTTAATAGCAGTCAACACCTGAGATTCTTTCCAGTGTAGCCCTTCAAGGATCTGTAACCAGTTCATTTCTCGCTTCCAATCAACGAGCTTCTGCATGTTACCACCAGGAGTAATAAATGCACTAATGCGGCGCCACTCCATTTGGATAGTGGTGTCGCCCATACCATCAGGCATATCCTTATCCAACTTTAAAGTATCAGGTGTACCTTCAGGCAGATTCCAGTCAGGTTTCTCTGCGCCTACACCAATTCGTACAACAGGTACAACTGTTTGATTTGTTGCCGCCCATTGCTTCAAGCGTTTAACTTGTTCTTCAACACCCTCGGCTTTAAAGACCCAATCAAAGCCTTCATTTGCTTGTCTAAACTTCATTCCTAAACTCCAATTCATTCTGCATTGCATTTCTAACTTGAGGATACATTGCTTGTACATTATCCAAACATGCCTGAATATGGTCAGTTTCCATATCCTTCAGTAATATATATGTCAACGGTAGATCACCGTTCTTGCCATATGTACCCCAAGCAAGTGTTTTGCGTATAAGAGAATGGCTGTCGTCATCATACACACAAAGATCTACTTGGTCATCATGTACAGAACACCGAACATAGTCTAAGCCGCCGTCAACCATATATTCCTTGCCATTTGCATCAAGGTGTGTTACATAATCATGGCGATGGCGACTCTCAATAATAGTACCATCAGGTGTTCGCATAGCATTATATAATAGTTTACTCATCGCCCAGTGTTTCCGATATGCCTTTTTTAATTGCGGCAAGTGTGCCTATTTGGAAGAAGCCTTGGGCTTCTTCCGAGGACAATTCATATGTTCTAGGCTCAGGTATGTTTGCAATCTTAGCCCACTCATCCCATTCATCAGATGAGACGAGCACATAATCCTTACTTAAATCACCTAGTGCAACTCGCATACCTTCACGGATAAATGAGTTTACTGTATCCTCATCCATATCAAAAACAACTGTGGCACTACCATCATCATTCTCAATATAGTTTGTTACCTCAATAGTTTGAACTGCCATTAAAAGTCTCCTAAGACATCAATCATATTCTTCATACGGAATTTCATAAAGTAATTGAGCAACTGGCTTTTATCCTTACCCTGTTGACTCTCATAAGATTTAATAATATCATCCTTGATATCCTGGGGTGTCATTGATAAATCAACTAACTGTTTGTTTCGTACATAACCTGCCGCCATCTCACCTGTGACAAACTCCTCAGGTGATTGTGACCGCCACTCTGCAATCAAAGCCTTACGAATAGGCTTCTGCCGCTTGCCTGATACAAAAGTATCACCATCACTTAACATGTTAGGTACACCGTCACCCTTGTCACCTGTGATAATATGCTCCATCAAAATTTCCTGTGGGGTACAATCAATCTTAATGAATTTCTTTTTAACAGGCGAGTATTGTTTCACATTGGGAAACTTAAACAACTGATTAAAGTCATGGTCACCTGATACTACAAGGAACGGTTCAGTCTCCTCAAACAATGCA